GTCGTTGGGTATTCGTGCCATATTTGTCCTTTAAAGCGATTATCTACCAGCGTTTGACATTGGGCAATGGCGTAAATGTAGCTGGTTTTGTGACTGCTGACCGCCTGATGCCTTCACACGCATACCGCAAAGCATCAATGACATGGTTCTTTTTGTCTTCCAGCTGGGGCAAGATACGCCCAGTCAATGGGTCAGACTTGTAGCTGTACAAGCTGAGTTCGTCAATGGTGTGGATGCAGCGGGGGTGAACCACGATGTCGTAGTTCTTTAAAAACTCTATGCCTTCTTCTACCGACTTTGGTCCTTTGACCGCAGTCATTATCTTTGGAAACCCGTTGCGCTTCATGTGGCTGATGGTCTCTGGTCGGGCTGAATCGGCAACGATAGGCCATTTTTCGGCCTCAGGTACTTGCATAAATAGTTCAGGCGTGTTGACAATCTCACAGCCCACCATATAAGCCTCATGGTCGATGTAAAGTGTGCGTCCAATAATGTGGCATCGCACCAACACAGTCGGGTCAATAGAAAACCCCCAGTCTGCGCCAAGTCGGTGGATTGCATCTGGCGGCGCTTCAAACTCATCAATTTTCCAGTTCCTAAAAACACGACTGTTGCTATTGCGGAGGTACTGACCCATCCAAACGTGCTGATACTTGTCAGGGTCACGCCTTTTGTCGTACTCCATTTCGTCCTTCAGGACTTGTGGAAACCACGGGTTGTCGCCAAAGTTGACTTTAATTACCGAGGCATCTGTTGGCGGTTCAGGACCACGAAGCAAAAAGTCCACTGGGTCGGATTGCTGGCGCGGGTTCCAAGTAAACCATAACTCGCTTTTGGGTTTTCGGATTGTTGGCCTTAATAGGTCAAGGCTGGTTTGGCTTAATGACTGGGCTTCCTCAACCCAAGCGCAGTCGTACCCTTCCAGCGATTTAATCGAGTCGGCGGTATGGTTCTGCATACCTTGAAAAATAATCGCACCATCGCCCTTTTTGGACTTGATGACCGAATCCTGTACGGCAAAGTAAGCGCCAGCGTTCATCGCTTCAATCTTTGTTTCTAGCAAACGCTTGACAGATTGGTTCAGTGACTTCTGTATTTCACGAACACAAACACTCCTGTGCTTTTGGTCCATTATGTGCGCTTCAATCATCATATCAGCGAAAAGATGTGACTTGCCTGAACCTCGACCACCCCAAGCACCTTTGTATCGTGAAGGTTTTAATAACGGCAAAGCCCATTCAGGCGTGGCAATCCGTAGTGTCTTACCCATGCTTTACAACGACACGCTCAATTTTTGCAAACTCAAGTGGCTGACCATCAGCACCAGTCAGTTCATGTCGCTGAGTTTCTTTCCAGCCCATTTGGCACTTCGACCACCAAATTTGTGCAGTCGTGTCACCAGCCATAGCTTTTTGGAAAATACCTTTGCCAACCTGTGCATTTGCTTTGGCTTTGCCGTTGATGAGTTCAGGACTGAAGTATTTTCTCAGTGTGTCAATGTCAATGCCATCACGAACCAATGCGGCTATTTGCTCAAATGGCACACCGTAACCCGACATTGCCTCAACTTGTCTGCGCTCAACATCTGTCGCTAAAAATGGCTTTCTGCCTGACCCTTGTCGTGCCCCGCCATTTTGTTTAATTACATTTGCCTCTTTTTTAGGCTGTCGGGTGGAATTTTCAGTACTTTTTTTCATTTGTAACCTCCGCGAAAGGTTGGTTTGCTGCGTGTTTTTGGATTAGTCGTTGCACATACAGTTACGACATATATCGTGATTCTGCCATTCTTTGGTGCTGTGGATGCTACGAAGGTGCTTCATCTTACTTGAGTCCCATGCTTCTTGTAGCGTCATAGTGTCAATGTTGCCTATTGGTAGTTTTTTTCCAGCCAATTTGCAGCATGGCAATATTTCGCCATCATCATCAATCACCAGCTGCTTGAAAGGCAAGTCGCATCCCTTGCTTGGCATTACAACATCAGCTATGGTCAGACTTGTTTTTCTGTCTGGTATTTCGTTCATCTTTTGAAATGCAATCAGGTCTGCCCTGTCTTGCCAAAACTCCTGAAAAGCTTTTTCTTCGTGTTTATTGATTTGGTTGCGCAAAAAACTCACACGCACAAGTGGGAATTGCTGTCCCAGTTCGTTGCGCTCTTTTATGAAAGTCAAGACGTTAGCAACCACTTTGTTAAATTGTCCAGATAAACGCTGCTTGTTGTAGGTTTCTTCCGTCACCGCATCTAATGATACGAACAGCTTAGTCAAACCTGATTGCATCAGTGATTGTCGGCGTTTTGGGGTTAGCAGTGTGCCGTTTGTAACCATGTAGATGTTTATGATGCCTTGGTCTTTTGTCCAGCGGATAATTTCTTCAAGGTCTTTGCGTAGCATCGGCTCGTTAATGTAATTAAATTTAACCGCTTTCACGCCAATACTGACTGCCTCTTTCAAAATCTTTTCAAACTTTGCACGATCAAGTAGGTTATTTTCAATCTTTTGGTATCCGTGAATACAAAACGGGCAAGCCATGTTACAGCCAGCATTTAATTCAACATCAATTTGTAAAGGGTGCGAATGTTCCTGTAAGTCAGAAGCTGCCGCCATCATGCTTCTAAATTCGTCCCACTCTTTTTTGTCCACATCAGGCGGGCAAGCAGACAGTAGGTGTTGGTTGTGGAATTTATGTGTTTTTGTCATTTATAACTTTTTTAGTATCTTACTTGCTTTGGACAGTGCTTGTTATCCGCGAAAGAACTCTTGGTTTGCGATGTAACTCATCTAATATTTTTGGCACTGCATATTTCCACATGACTTGATGATGTATGCGCCTGTCCGTAGTCCCAAGTTCACTTATCTTTACACTTGATGGTGAATACATGACTGAGTAAAAAGACTTTACGTAAGTGCCAAGATCAACATATGTTTCAGTCATTCCACCCGCATCTTGCTGTGTGACCTTTTGCTGCAATCGTAATTGTGGTGTTGTCATCAACAGGACTCCACGCCTACCATGCTCTACATACATATTTACATCATCGTTCATTCGTCCCATAAACTGCACTGGCCTATCAGTTCTAAACAAAAACGAATTCATTACCTTGCGATAAATTTCATCTCTTCGCATCCTTGTTAATAATGTGCAATCCTGTCCACCTATAAAGTCACCACCCTGAGCAAATGCAATAGAGTGGAATGGCGTGGTATCTAAAAATTGCATCATCGCCTCAAGCAAATCATCCAGCTTGCCAATCTTATTGTTGGATGTGGTGTATTGCATTTCAGCATTCAGCGAATAATCAAATCGTGTGTAATCGTCATCCAGTTGCCAAAAGTGCGTTAATCCTAGTTCGGCCGCAATTTTGAAGTTGATATTCCTAGCAAAGACAACACTGTTGCGTTTTTTAAAGTTATCTCCGCTGTCAGTAACATTGATAGCATCTTGTTTATTGAATACTATTACAGTATCCGTGCCGTACAAATTCTTGTATTTAGCAATCTGCTTGTCCTCGTCATCACATAAAAGATATATTTTCCCCGTGTACCCTTGTTCTCGCAAAGTTTTGAATGTGTAAACTGAATCAGCTCTACCGTGGGTCAAAATAAATACAGCGAAATTACGAACTGTCATTGTGCTTCACCTTTTTCGCTGGCGTAAATTTCACTTATGTTTTGGGAAAGCTTTACATATCCACCAGCAATTGCTTTATCAAAGTCAACAATTACCAATGCACTGTCTTCCATCAGTTGTTGTAAGTCTGGCGGTGCGTGAGCATAGAATTCTGCAATCTGCTCAAAGTCAAAGCGTATGTGCCTTGCAGCCGCCGCAAGCAAAAAGTCTTTTATCTCTGAGTCAATACTGTCATCTTGATAGATTTTTGCTGTAAGTTCTTCGTATTTGTCTTTATCGTAAAGTTCTACAATTTGCGGACAATCTTCTGTTGGCTCATATACAGGTGCATCGATTTTTTTACTATATTTGCTGTCACCATCATCATCCGTATCATTTTCAGGCGAAGGAAATTCTAAATTTTCATTAACCGCAAAACCAATTAGGTCAAGATCAAACCCTAAGTCGCCAAGTTCTCCTAGTTCCAATGCCAACATTTCATGGTCCCAGTCGGCATTTAATGCCAATTTATTGTCGGCAATAATGTAAGCCCGTTTCTTTGTATCTGACCACCCTTTTGCAATAACGACTGGAACTTCGGTCATTTTTAGTTTTTGTGCCGCTAATGTCCTGCCATGCCCAGCAATAATGCCGCCCTGCTCATCTACCAATATTGGTGTAGTCCACCCCCACTCTTTGATTGATGCCGCAATTTGACTGATTTGTTCATCGCTATGGGTTCTGCTATTTCTAGCATATGGTATTAATTTATCAATTGACCATTTTTCCACTTTATCTGCTGGGTTCATATTATCTCCGTTAGTTTGCAAGGATGTTTTCATGTGCTTATCTTTTCTTTTTCCAGTATGTAGGTCTGTTGTTCCAACAAGTAGTTTTCATTTTTTTATAACCATAAAAGCGAAGGGCATCATTAAACATACGGCTCATGCGGCTTCCAGTATAAAGTTTACCTTTATATAAATAGTTTTTAAAATGCCCAATTGACGGCGAATTAAATGTGCTGGCAATTAAAAAATGCTGCGGGTTACATTTTTTTATAATATCTGTTAAATGAGCAATAGGGTCTAAAATATGTTCAAAGTATTCTGATGCGAATACAACATCTGCTTTAATGTGGTCATAGCTGCTGCTAACAGTAAAGTTATATTGCCTTGATAACTCAAAGCACATTTTGTATTGTGGAGTTCCTGATAAATTTGTGCCAATTACTTGTGCATTTGGATAAATGCTTTTCCATGCGGCACAGGTGTAACCGAATCCGCATCCTAAATCAATAACCGTCCTAACATTACCCATATCTTGCACAATACTTTTACCAGACATTGATTTTGGCGACTGTATCATTTGTAGATACTTGCGGGAATAAATTACCCAACAAACCCATATATCGACAAAATAAAACGGACTTTCATAAACACCGTAATCTGGCGTGCCTGTTTCAAGTGCTTTGTACCATCTCGCTTCAAGTAATTTCATTTCCCGCAAATCATCATATGGTATGTTTTGATTTTTGAAATGTTTAATTTGACTTAATGTGACCTCGTACATCCGTGTTTTATTAATTTCGATGTATTTCGAAGCATTATTTAAATATTCAATTAAGTCTTGTTTGGTTATTTTTTCAAAAATATCAGTTGTCATACCTACCCTTTGCAAATAATTAAAATTACATTTTTACAATTTTTATGGCATCGGCACATCTGCAGGCCACTGTTCTTTCAGTATTGCTACTGTTTTTTGGTGAGCCTTTTGCCACATTTCTTGCCTTTCATGTTTAGTTAGTTTAACACCCTGATCAACTTTGTAGTGGCATTTCAGGCACAGTGCAGCAACTTGATTGTCATCAGCCTTGATGCCCCTGCCCTTGCCGCCACCCCAATTTGTATGTGCCGCTTGCACCATATGTCCTGAACCACAGGCTTGGCAATCAAGACTTGCCACCATCTTCAGTAGTTTTTTGCTTCTGACGTACTCGTGCTTTGCTCTCAACTATTGTCTCCATTGTGGAAAACCTGTGCATATTGGCACATTCCAGTCTGCGTCTTCGTGTGTTTCCTGTGCTTATTCTGGTCTCTTTGACTATTGTCCATGTCCCACATTCAGGACATC